TTGAAATGACCGGTAAGTCATTACTAATAAAATAATTTATATTGATAAAAAATGTTAAAATTAAAAATAAAATTATTGTTCCCTTAAATATAAAGACTTTTTTAATAAAAAGAGAATTTTTGTAAAATATCCTTTATCTTGTATGCGAAGTGCTGAGATGCAGTTAATTCTTGCCGAAAGCAAATATCATCTTGGAGATAGGCAAGCGGCTTTATATGCACTAAACATTTTAAGAAAGAAAAGAATAACAGGAGTAACAAATTTTACAGAAGCCACTTTACCTGTTGTTAATCCTGACAGCAAGTTTAAAGTAGATGCTCAAGGTAAAAATCTCACACCGCTCATTTATGCCATTTTATGTGAAAGAAGCAAAGAACTTTTTATGGAAGGAGATAGATGGTATGAGTTAAACTCATACCATCCTTTCCATATAGTTGAAGTAGAGGGTATATACTGAACATATACCCTTTTTAAATTAGATGATGTCTATTGAATGGACATCATCCTAAAAAGCTGATAATTCTACATTTACTGTATTACCGTTTTCATCGATAAAGAACGGTATTCCATCTTCTGATAAAAATATCTTAGATCTACCTATTGCTACAGGAGGATTTGGACTCAAGTCTTTCATATAATATACACCATTAGAAACTGCTACCCAAATCTCTCTATTGAGTCTATAAATATCATCTGCTGTAAGTATGTCTATATCGTATCTAGATAATTTCATAGCTCCTTTTTCATTAATAGGATATAATATAAAGTGATCAGGATATATCTTTATATCTTCTGGTAATACTCCTACTAATACTTTAGTATATCCGTTAATATAGATTAGTGATCCTGTTCTATTCTTCATGCCTAGTATGAACCAACCTTCAGGTTCATTTAACGTTAGGTCAGTTTGTTTTTCGTATAATAATTTACCATCAGCTATATGGTAATATAATCCATCATATTCATACCAATTTAATCCAAGCTTCTTACCTTTTGCTTTAAGTTCTTCTATTATTATTGCATCGTTATCTATTTGATTGTACTTCACGTACTACCCTCCTTAAAAGTGATTTATTTTATTACTTCTATAGGACTTCTTAGATTGTTAGCAGCTTGCTGTTGGACTTGTTGTTTTTGGTTAAAGTTATTTGATATAGCCTGGAAATTAGGGTCAAACTTTTGTATAGTAGAAGTAACATCTTCTGAGAATTGTACTAAGTTACTACTTATAGTAGATCCATTTCTTCCTAAATCACCTAGGAATATAGCTATCTTCTTAGCTAATTCTATTACAGTTTCTGTAAGTGATTCTGCTTTAAATTCTTTAACTCTTTTATCATTGGCAAACATCCAGTTCTTAATTAAGTAAACATCGTCTAATTTGTTACTACCGTGCAGATCTGCTGTTACTAGATAATGATTACCTTGTTTATCACATGCATGCCATAGATCTTTATATTTAAAAGACTTTCCTAAAGCTACATTGATAATATCTTCATTATCATATTGATTAGTCTTCTGTTCTGCTATCACAAAATCTAGAAATCCTTCTTTACTTCCTGTTCCTGGTTCAATTCTTAAATCTTTCTTATCTGTGTAAATCATATTTTTATCCTCCTAAAATTTATTTTTATATTTATGCTACATTGTATTCTAATAATTCTGCATCGGTTAAGGGATCTGATATAACCCCTTCTTGACCTAATCTACCGTCAAATTCTATTACTTGATATCCTTCAGCTATAAGCTTATCTCTAAAGTAATCGATTCCTTTATGTGTCAAGAATGTTTGTAATATATTGTATATATTCCCATTAGATGTTGTAGTTGTAATTTTCTTAACCACAAAAAGTTCTTGATCAATAAATCTTTTATACGCTACATTCTTTACAGTCACATATCCGTGATCTCTGAAGTATCTAAATAATGTCTTAAGTCCTATTCCCTTAAGAGCCATAATTAAACTACCCTCTCTAACAGTAACCACGTCTGGTCTGTTTAACCAGTTATTGAATTTATCTGCCGCTGGTTTTAATTGTTTAATTTGTTCTTGAGCTTCTAGATAGGCTTTAGCAAAGTTAGCAAAGAAGTTAGGATCATTATAACTATTAGCTAAAACATCAGGTGTTAGATAAGCTCCTGTCCTTCTAATCATAGGTATCACTTCGTAACAAATCCATTTTTGAAAATCTTGAGCTTCTTGTTTTCTAGACCCCATTATAACTTTATAGAGATTACCTTCATCTATAAACAATATATTCATCATCTGTATAGCTGGTGTTCCGTCGGCTTTAAATCCAGTTTGTACCCCTATACGGTTTAAAACCTTACCGGGGTCAAACAACCTTTCTGCTACAGTACCTTGATCTTTAATTCCAAGTATATTACAGATATCTACAAGACAAAACCATGGATTTCCGTGTTCATCAACTCTAGTTCTTACACTACCTAGATTCTTATAGTTAAATATTTCAAATGGATTATTTCCATTCGGTGTTACATCATTAATCATGATTAATTCCTCCTAAAATTTATTTTTTATTTATACCACATTTACCTAATGAGTCGACGGTGTTGATTAAATACACACCATCGTCTCCGAATAATCTACGTTTGGCGTTATTATTCGACCAATACCGTTATCGAAGTTAGGTATGGGGTACTCGTTTCTTTTCTGTACCCATGTGTCTATACTATGGACGTATGGGTATTATTTCACCTTACCCATACCTGAATTGAATTCACCCATGGGTCTTAATCTCTTATTTTACCCCTACGTATGTTCAATACACCCAGGGGGTCTGCTTCATTTTCTAAAGGGGGTAGATTCAATCTACACCCTTTTTGTGTTTTTAATAATATTACATTTAGATTTTTATATAGTTACTAAATCCTAGTCTACCTTCTTCAGATCCTATCCATTGGAGAAAGTGTTCTTTGGTTCTAGATATATAACCTAATAGATTTTCTATATGTTTCCAAGATAATGGTTGCTCAGGTTTATCTCTTATAAAGGTTAGTATATTCTTAACTTTTCTTTGTTCTCTAGTTATTATAGAACCATCTTCTCCTAGTTGATCTTTTAAATATAATATTAGAAGTATATTAACAGCGTCCATACCAGCCATAATCTTAACATCACTGATGGTTATAGCATGTTTGTCATTATCTATTTCTGGTATTATTATTTGTCTTCTTTCTTTTTCTGTTAAAAGTACCCAGTTATCCAATTCCCAGTGTTTATTTGGTTTTTGTTTATCCGGTACATATATACTTCTTAAGAATTTAGTCCCATTAACATCAACAACATTAACATCAGCAGCTGCTAGGAAATTTCCGGTTTTAATATTCATTATTTGTGCATTATCTCTGGCTTTTAATTTCATAGTATTCTCGTCATATTTAAGCGTCATTCATTGACCTCCTCGTCAGGAGTTTGAGAATCCCCTATAAATATTTCAAGACCTTTAGCATTTAATCTTTGTTTTAATTGTCCCATATCTGTTGTAAGTAATTCTACGTCATTATCTGTTTGGGCAGTCAAAGATATATTAAGAGATAAGTCACTTTGCTTAACAGCTGTCGATAAGTATTTAGCGTGGTATTTCTTTTTATCGTCTCCTATTTTAGTTAATGATCCTTTGGCTGTATTGATCTTATCAGATCTAACAGAAGTATCTTTTAAAGGTCCATTTTCTAATGCTAAATAAAATGCTTTTCCATATACATGTTTACTACCGAAAGGAACTCCTTTGTAGTAAACTGTTTGAGGTCCTAAAGAAGGACATAACTGTTCAGTAAACTCTACTAATCCTTTTAATACGAGATAACCAGTGTCATCGTCAAAAGGGTCATACTTCATATACATTTCATTCTTCGCATAATAGGCTACGATCTCTTCTTTTGGGTATTTGTTGATAGTTTGGATCAAGACGTCGTCTAAATTAGCTTTCTTAATCCATTTAATAATATTATTAAATTTAGTGTCTGTATCATCAGACGATTCTCTTAAATACTTCATCAAGTGCACGTTTAAAGTATTTAATAACTGTTCTACTTGTTGAGCTATGTTTTCCCTGTTAACTACACCAGTAGCATTAGTTAACATATCGATTCTTGTACCATCTTCTGCGTAGAATGGTTCATCTACTATTAAAGTGACTGTACCTTTTCCACCATGTCTATTAGTAATCTTAGATCCTGCTTGTAATTCTTCTACTCCTACTATCTTAAGTTGTATACGTATTTTATTTTTTAACTCTTGTTTCTTTCCTATACGTAGCTTCTCATTGACTATTCCTAATAATCTTTCTTTATACGCTTTAGCTTGCTTAGATAACTCTTTGTCTTCTATTGCTAATAAAGCATCAGCTATATTCTTAAAGTAATCTTTATGTATATCTCTTAGATTATTTAAGAATGGATTATTAGTTATAGGATCATTAGAATACACTTCTACATCTGTTACTATACCACTATGGATATATGTAACAATATCAGAATCATGTATTATATCTGACACTGATAAGAAGTCTACTCCTATTTTAGAAAGTACTGCTACAACACCATCTTTCGTCTCTTCACCGGGTAGAGGGAAAGGTTGATATTGATGCATTCCTTCAGGAGATGTTTTACCGTATCTATCAAGTAATACATCTTCATTAGGATCTAATATTATTTCGGGATTATAGAATGTATTTATAGCGAAGTCTTTTGCAAGATCTTTAGTTATAACAAAAGCATCTTCTCCAACCATTAGATCGGTTGTATAAATATAATTTACATTTCTACCAAATCCCATTCCACCATCACGTGTGTCCATGGCATCAATATATGTTGTATATAACTGTCCTTTGGACACTTCTCCTTCTTTTAATTTATCCAACTCAGAATGTGCTTCATAACCGAAACGAGAATAAGATTTATATCTAGGTACTCTTTCTACATATATAAGATTATCTGTCATATCTTTATATATGTAAGTAGTGTCGCATAGATAGTCATTGATTCTCTTCTCTATTTTCTTAATGAGTTGTACCTTACCTTTAGATAAATAATTGTCTGTGGAAAATAATATGTCTTTAGTATATCTAGTATCTACTAAAGGTCTTTCTGCATTGATAGGTATGATGGTCTGTCTAATATGACTGTGAAACATGTGTTGCCGCATAGTAGAATCTTTACTAGCAAATGGTATAAGCAATCCGTAATCACTGAATGAACTGAGTGATCCTTTTGGGAATTTATAAAGCCCTTTTTCATCTCTCTTAATCAAGAAAAAACTCTCCTTTCTGTCTAGTTTAGAATACACCATAAGACATAGTCTTACAGTATATTCACCACTATAATATATAACTTTAAATTGATAAAGTTTTTAGTCTGTCATTAACATCATTATGTCGTTATTGGCTTGTATTTCTGATAAAGGTTGTCTATTAGATTCTAATCCAGCTTCTTTTAATACGTCGTATTGTGCGAATAATTCTTTTCTGAATTTAGGATCACTTACGAATGTTTCTATTAGTTTTTTAGACGGTACCTTTCCATAATTCTTTAACTCTCTTGCCCCTGGTTTACTTTCCAGTATCTTATTCTTTTGACATTCATACAAGAAACTCTTCAGTGGATTAAATCCTGTTTTATCCTGTACAAGGAAGAACTCTGTTCCTTCTCCTGGTTGTCTAGCTTTATAGATTACTGCTTCCATAATAGCTTTAGCGTCCAAGTGCTCTGCCGATTTTTCACTTACAGCTTTCTCATCTTTAGCTTCTATTCTTTTAATAAATATACCTAAATCTATTCCGTATATAGTCGATTTAGGAGCATTTATTTTAATATCAGCTGGTAGTGTCTTCCACTCTCTAGAAAGTCTTTGACCAGGCATAGCATTCATTTCTATACGAGCTCCTATATGTGCAGTGAAGAATAGATTTATATTGTATTCTCTAAAGTAAGAATTGTACTGCTTCATAAATCTATCTACTTCTCCAGAAGCTTGCATATATAGTGTCTGCTTAACATCTTTCTTTAAATCTGTTACTTCTTGTGGCATCAAATGAGTAATAGAATCTACAAATATAAATGTGGGTGGGAAGTATTTGATTTTACCTCCTTGGTGAGAAATAACTTCATCTCTTTTGTAAGACCTATCTTTCTTTTCATCTATAGTACTCTTTACTAAATCTTTTAAGTCTTCCACATTCGATACATCGTGTAATACAACATGGTCATTCATCTGTTGTATAGTAAATCCAGTAAGCATTCTTATACGTTCATTATTTAATCCTGCTTCTACGTCTATAATGTGTATCTTTACTCTTTTGTCTCCTTGTAATATCCAAGGTCTAGCCATATTAGCTATTATCTTCATTCCTAGAGTCGATTTACCCGTATGAGATTTTCCTATTAAAGTTACTTTAGAACCGCTAAGAACTCCTCTATTCGTTTGTATTAGTTCGTCGGTCTTTTCATCATATACACGATATCCTAAGCTAGTATCAATGTTTCTAAATCCAGTAGGTAATATCGTCCTTAATTCATGTTCATTATCCATTAAAATTCTCCTTTCATATTAAAGTATAGTATGGTTCCACATTTTCCGTAGACGACATAAAAAACCCTCCACAATAGGAGGGTAGATTATTTGAATAAAGTATTAAAACTTGTGTTAGATTTGACTACATTTTATTTATCGAATTAGTAATAAAAATAAAGGAGTCGAACAATGAGTAGCCAAAGTCTTGTAGCTTTAATATATTTATGTTATTTTTTCTCCTTAAAATTAAGCACATAACATCCGTACGGTAATTTAACAGTAAAAGATTCACCTGGTTTCATAAACTCATAATCTTTTTTAGGTAATACTATTCTTTCTGACCTATCAACTGGTATTTCTAATTCTACAATAAACTTTTGATTTTCTTCATCTTGGTATACTATTATTTCTTCTGAAGTATCCTTGTGTATTTTTTGTAAATTCTCTATTAAATATGCTAAAGTATGTCGGCTCATGGTTACCTCTCCTTTTTATTTATGATAGTTCGTCTATGTGGTCTACTAAGTCTGTTGCTAATCCCATACATATATAATTAGCAGACAAGTGTAGTAGTGAGTTTCTACTCTTAGGATCTTGTGGTAGATCTTTTAAAGATACTTCAAGATCATTCTTTAATTTTTCATTCATAGCTCTTTTAGCTACGTTATTGTCACTTCTAGCAGTTAGTAATTCTTCTAATATAGGTTCAGAATCTTTTCCATATACAGCTAAAGCTGCTACTTCTGCATCTGATAAGATACCTGTCTTAGATTCTCTAGACGCTTGGTTGTTCATATCTCTAACAGAAGCATCTACATTAGAAGCACTTTCCTTTGTTACCATTTGTTGTAATTCTCTTATCTGTATAGGGAATCCCATTACAGGAAATTTAGTAGTACTATTATTTAGATAAGGAATCTTTAATTTTTCTTCTACATCTACTCCCAATGCTATACGGAATTTATCGATGTTTTTCTGTTCTATTTTCTTATCATCTACGTATAGTCTAAGACCTGCATTTTCTTCTATAAAAAGTTGCTCGAAATCTCTGTCGTCAAAAGTTTCAAATATCTTTTCATATTTGTCATAAACATCAGGAAAATAAGGCTTAAGATATTTACGTAAATAATTCATTATTTCATTTTTCATATTATCACCTACATTTCATTCATAAGATGCCTACATTTGATTATGCAATAGTCTTTTATGTGTTTTACTATTTTGACTACACCAGCGTTAGTTCTAAGGTCTTCTATATCTCCACCCTTTTCAGCATACTTTGTACAGTAGTCCTTTATTACGTCGAAGAGTTGTTTTTCTAAAGCGTACATATTCTTATCAGCCATACGGGCTGTCATACATTTAGGGATAAATTCCTTCTTCATATCTTCGAAGCTACTAGAATATTTACTAGTATAATAAAGTACATACATTTGACAAATTAAATAGAATACTTTAGCCTCATGATTAAGAAGAACGTGATTAAACACACCTTTCTTAACTGGGGAATTAATTCTTAATGTCTTTAAGACTTGTTGATCTAAAGCTGATGGATGATAATTTTCTATCATAGATAAAAGATTATCTATTATTACAGAATTATTAGTCATACTTATTCTTTGACCTTCATCTGTTACTATATCTTTTTGTAATAAGACATTATTACTCTCATCTTTAGTAGTATAATATACACGAGATATATTTTTTACTATATCATTTACTGATGTATAAATTCTATTAATTATATCAACAACATCTTGATCATTCATTCTATCGAATTTAGGTTTTAATTTAGGAGTATTTACTATAGTATTTAAAGAATCTTCTATAACTAAATAAGCACATCCATGTTTTTTAAACAATGATTTCCCAGTAAGTACACTATCGATTATATATTTCATTTTAGCACTATTTGTTCCATGTTTAAAATAATGTGAAAATCTAGCTCCGTAGAATACTAATCCCATAAAGTCTAAGAATATTTTGGTATCTGTATCGTAATATGATTTAAGTAGACATAGATTAAATATATTACCAGATATTTTAGCATCCATTTGTAATACTTTATTTGTCTTTTTAAATTTCTTAAAGTCTTCTTCAGGTATATTATAACAGTCTAGAATCTTTTGTCTATTAGTAGCTCCAAATATTACGTAATCTTTTACTATACCGTCCATAAGGGCGTCTACGTTATTTGAATAGTAATTATTAATGGCTTTTAAAACATTAGTATCAGTTTCTTCTGTTTTATACTGATCTAAAAATTCAAATATAGTCAATATTATTTTCTCCTTTCTTTAGTAGTATTATCAAAAAAATAAATACTAAAAAGTTAAGGATATCTTTAGATAGACGACATAAAAACCCACCCCATGTTTCGGGGTGGGAATTATATTCATCTATGGTATTTAGGGATTATTTACTAACTTCTATTGGTCCTGCTGGTGCTACGTTAGCTCCTCCTTGTGAAGGCTGTATAGTTCCTGTAGGATTCATTACTTGTGGAGCTTTAGGTGGAATTGGAGCATATGACATTATAGTGTTGCTCATATCTCTTCTTTGGATTGCATTAAAATGTAGTGGTGTTTCTGGTAAAGTTATACCAGTAACAAAAGATTGAGGCCAATTATTGTCATTTACTACGAAGTCAGTTGTTCCAAGCATTCCTGGTTTAACAGCTGTCTTCAATCTATCCATTACTCCATCTCTGTAGTTTTGTAGTATAGCAGACCATACTCCTTTATTAGACTTAAGTTGATGTAAAAAAGATCCTGCTTGGAATCTGTATACATCTGACGCAGAATCATAGTATACCTTTTCAGGAGATCCTGCTGGGAATTTATTATGACCTAAATATACGTCTAAGTAGTATTTACCTACGTATGGCAATTTAGTCTTGTCGTCTGAGAATATATATCCTTTATTTACAAGATCAGGTAATATTCCTTTAAGTGCTACTTCTTGTTCTGCTAAGAATATAAGTAAGCTATAAGCTTCTTCATATAACTCAGCAATCTTTTGTGTATCCAGCATATTAATATAAGATACTCTTGATTTTTCTGCAGTTCCCCTAGGTTGACCATTTGCATCTGCTTTTTGTCCTACTATAGTGTAGTCCACTTCTACTACCGGAATTCTAACTTTCTGACCTAAAAAGTTAAATTCCTTTTCTCCTGCTCTGACGTCATTTTTATCTCCAGTAATTGCTAAGTAGTTTAATACTGTTCCTGTATTATCTACTTCCCAAGATACTTTAGGATTGCTCTCTCTCATTATAACGTCTTCATTTGCGTTAAGTAGAGTTTGGTATAAGTTTTTAGCTTCCTTACTCATTTTTCTAGTGAAGCTGTGTCTGTTTATTGTTGTTTTTGCCATGGCTTTTTTCTCCTTCTCTAATTTAATTTATTTTTTTTTAAAATACGTATTTTCCCTAAATATTTAATACCAATATTTTTCTTATAGTTTATTAAATTATCCTCCTTTCTACATTATTTATAAGAAAAAATCGGTGCAGACGTTAAAGTTACCCGGTCTAGTAATCCAAGACACAGACTACTAGACCAGTAAATGAAAGATTAACGTGTTTTTGATTTAAGGAAGTTTTAGGGTAGTTACTTCCTTAATCACCTTAATAATATATAATTAATTTTTATTAAGCTTTTTTAGTTTTATTAAATTTAAGATTTTTATTAGTTGATTTTTTATTTCCATGTGGTTTCTTTTTCTTTTCGTTAGGGTATCTTTGTTTTTTAACAGGTTTTTCGTATTTATCTTTTCTTGCTTTTTCTACTCCTTCAATAAATACATTTATTTCTTCCATAGTAGATTTTTCTCCACATATAACAGATAATGACTTTTCTATTTGTGGAAATACATAGTTGTACCATTTAGTAGCGTTTATTAGACTTACTTTACTTAAAGCTTCGTCCATTAATTTATAGAATTCTTCGTCAGATAAATTAAAATAATCATTTTCAACCATCCATTGTTTATCTGCGAAATTATCTAATAAGTCAACATATACTAATCTAGAAGATATACGGTGTCTCTCTGCTTTATTTTTCAAAGTCATTTTCCATCCTTCTATATCTTCTTCACTAAATCTAAAATTATCTAATATCCTTTCTACCATTTCTACTACTTTAGGGAAGTTACCTTTATCAGTAGTTATCGATACATTATAAGTAGCTGGAGCTACTTCAGGATTAATATAAGCCGTTGGGTCATAAGATAAATTCTCTCTATCTCTTACCTTCTCATATACTACACGAGATAACACAGCTCTGAATAATGCTCTATAACAAATTTCTTCTAATCTAGAATATAGGGGATCAATATTACAATCAAATACTAAGGTAACATTGTCACTTTCACTAGTTAGTATTTCTCCATCTTCAAATCTATAAGGAATATATTCGTTATAACTTCTACCATCAGGTAAATTATCTATTATTTCTTTTTGTACTAATTCTCTCCAATAAGCTTCATTAGCTCTTTCCGATTCAGGTAGACCTAATTTGAATACGGTATTCTTCTTATTATAGTATTTTTTCATATGTTCTGACAAGTGAGTCCCTCTTATAGATTCTACATCTTCTATAGTTCCTATAGTGTTTGTATTAAAGTCCTTTGATCTAGTTAGGTATAACCAAGATTCTCTTAATCTAGTATCGACTGTACGACTTCTTTCTATTTCTGCTTTTATTATTTCTACTTCTTTTTTAGCTCTTTTATTTAAAATAGTTATCCCATTCTTATTTCTATCTTCTTCACCTTCTTTTAAGTAAGTTCTTAAAGTGTTACCATACTTTTTAATTACTCCTTCTAAGATATCTTTCTCAAAATAGAATTCTGGGTAATAATAAGTAACTTCTTGTAAATTAGTCCAAGCATTACCAAATATACCTCTTCTTTTTAATTTTCTTTCAAATGCTTTCTCATCCTCTGTATATTCAGAAGCAATTAAATGTTCTAAAAAATGTGATGTTCCTGGAATTATATCGTACATAGCTCCTGATTTAATTCCCCATTCAAATGAGCACAGATTTCTCTTTCCGTATGTTACTAAAAATGATGTGTTTTTCATATCCTTATCTCCTTCTTTTTTTATATGTATTTTAAGTATTTGGTTAACCGATTTTTATTAAAATACTATTAGAAAGCGAGGAAAATCAATGGCTAGAACGTATAAAAGTCCTATAGATGGTAAGGTATTTAAGACTATTCCAGAATTAGAAAATTACACTAGAAAATACCATATGGATAAAATACCTAAAGAATATAAGGGAGATGTATCACATTTTTTATTTGACGCTAGAAACGGAAAAGGAAGATGTCAAATATGTGGTGCTAGTCCTACTAAATGGGATCCTAAGAAAAAGCAATATGAGATACTATGCGAACCGATATCGATTCAATCTATATTAAAAGACCCTTTTAGAGTAATAAAGACATTTATTAAGAATAGAGGTAATTCTTGTAAAGATGTAATGAGAAAAAGATATGTAGAGAATATAAAAAGAACATGGAATACAGATAATTTAATGGCTAATCCTGATTATAGTAAGATGTTAATGGAGAATAGAAGAATAGCTCGTCAAGTAGAATTTAAAGGAAAGAAATTTACTGTATTAGGAACTTACGAAGTTAAATTTATGGAAGTATTAAAAGTATGTGTATTTGGATCAGATGATGTAGAAGCTCCTGGTCCTGAGATTAAGTGGACAGATTGGAATGGGAATATTAAGACACATATACCTGATTTCTATATAAGAAGTATTAATTGTATAGTAAGTATTAAAGATGGGGGAGAGAATAAGAACAATCATCCTTCTATGGTGGAACGTAGAAAAGCTGACGCTTATAAATTTAAAGCATTAGTGGATAAGACTAAATACAATGTAGTAGAATTAAATGGAATTAAAGAGATAGAAGGATTTCCTCAAATGTACAGAGATATTAAAAAATCAAGTCAAAGATATATTAAATATCCTGAGTATTATAAAGATTATATAAAAGAATAAAGGAGCGTCATTTATTGGACGCTTCCTTATTCATAAAATTTCTTATCAGACCAAGTAATCATCGCCTTATCAGGATCACCTGCTGAATCAACTCTTAGAATTGTTTCTCCTCTTATAGAAATACGGTAAGTCATCTTCTGATCTACAGGATTATAATCTATCTCTACAGAAGGAGAAGCCTCTGGTACTATTTCTGCTATAACAGCATTTACTCTATTATTTATATTAGATCTAGTAATAGGATCGTCTAATACGTGTACGTATCTCACTATATCTAAGAACATACCAGGCACCTCAGGTATTAATGTACTAGAGCCATAAAAGCTTCTAAATATTACTCTTATAGCGTTATCTAGGTCACGTTCTAATAATTGCTTTCCATATTCATTATAAGCAGGAGGATAATCTATTACTAAGTTATATAAATCATTTTCCTTGGTTGGTTTAGGATTTAAATTACTATCGGTTACCATTATATCTCAGCTCCTTTACAATTTAATAAAATTCCGTTGACGACATAAGGAGCCCCTCCACAAATGGGAGGGGCTGTGAAAAAAGATTTGTTACAACTATTACCCAATGAGTGTGGTAAACAAACTTTGACAGAATTTTTCAAGTTAAATCAAGAGAAAACCTGCGATGTTTTTTCTCGATTAAAAGAATTATAGTGAGGGCTTCTCTCACTATAATTATCTTATATGTTACAATAATTTCTCAACTTCTGCTTGCATTGGATTAGCTTTAGCAGTAATCTCATATTCTATTCTAAATCTCTCCAGTAACTCATATCTAACAGTACCTGGCATCTTCATAAATTGATCTAAAGTTACAGATCTAATATTATAAGTAGACATAGCCTTCATTACTGAGTAGATGTCGTCGAATCTACGTTCTCTATTGTGTTCTGGAGTACCGAAAAAACCAACGCTATTGGATCTATAGACACCTCTATCATATGTTTACAATCTTCTTTAACACAAGGGAATTTAGCCAATATATCTTGTATACCATAATTAGAGATTGCTTCTATTTGATCATTTATTTTCTTTTTAACTTCATCATCAAATAAAGCTAATCTATCTAGTTTAACAGATAAAGAAAGCTTATTCCAATCTTCCTCTACAAGCTTAACAGGTTTACCATTAACATCTTTAGACGATGTATCGAAAGCTTCTACTTTATAAATATAACGAGCCATTTTAATTTGATTCAAATCATTAAAGTATTCAAATATAGTAGGGTCACTGTCATCTTTAGCTAAATAAGCGTTAGAACACTTCTGACTCAGTTGCAGCACTCTTTCTTTCATTGGTTTCAGATTCCATTCCTGGTCTTCGTATATCTCTTTAAAGTAAGGATATTCTATATACTTATCAATTATCCAGTTATAACTTTCTTCATCTAGATTATTTGATCTTAACCAAGTAGGATCTTTCATTCTGATATATGTATCAATTGTAGTACCTATTTTAGTGTATTTGACACCTTTTCCTTTAACTGCTTTAGATCTTCTTAAGTTACTTTCGAAAGTATCGTTTGGATTATAATTAACATTAGCCCATTCTATCATTTCGTTTGTATATTGAGCTCTAACAGCTTCCTCGAAAGGAAAACTAACTTCTTGAGTCGTTCCACATTTAGGGCAAGTTTCTTCCCATTTAAAAGGCACTTCTTCCCCGTTAGACATTTTAACTTTAACTGCGTTTAATAGACTGGCAGCTGCTAATATAATTATAGGAATATCTTGTGCTGATATATTCTCAAAATGTGCTTTTGTTAGTTTATCAGAATCACTTGTTAAAAACTGAGCGTTTTGTAATACTAGATCTAAGAACTTTCTAGATTGAGTTCCTTTGGCATTCATTTGCAAATGGAATAGAAAGTCTTTTCTGGCTTCGTTAGCTAGCTCTAATATAGAAATATCTGTGTTATTAAATTCATATATTCTAATCGCTACGTTAGTTACAGGTAGATATACATCTTTGTACATACCTTCTTTTTTATAATAATTAAATACATCTTCTATAGAAGTTAATTTCTTAACGTCCGATGTTGTTTTAGCTATCTCTGACGATCCCATAAATAAATCTTTGTAGGAATCATCGTTAAATGAGAATTCTTGTAGGGAAGTATTTAGTACTAATTTAGCTGGGTTATCATATACTATAGCCTCTTCTAAATTCTTATCATCTACTTGTAATTCCACTCCTGTATTAATATCAGTTATAAACTGATCATCGTCGTCGTTTAGTACTTCTCTTACTTCTTTAGGAGCGTTGTTACTAACGACTCCTGGTGCACCAGGTGGTGCCATAAATGTGTTATTTTCTGGCATTTTATCTTTCCTTTCTATATAATATCATCTTCGTCTATATCTATGTCTAAATCTAATTCAACAGTAATCTTTGAATTTTCTTTAGGTGCATTAGAATTAGATTGTGTTACTATCTCTTCATCAAAATCTTCTTTATTTATAGCTTCTTCAACAGACTTCTGTTCTTGCTCTTCTTTTACCATTTTCCAATAATAATAGTAGATGTCTTCATATCTTATACCAGTACGTCTTTCGAATTCATTTAAATAATGTCCCATATTTACTCCTGGTCTACTAGGGATAGGAGTATTAGGATTAAACCATTTAGCATCATCCTCGTCAAATCCATATTCTTCAAATTGGAATTTCTGTAACACGAAATCTTCCATGGTATATAAGTTCTCTCCTGAGTGTTGTCGCATTTCTTCTATAAACTCTACTCTAGACTCAGTATCTACCTTCAATATTCTTTTCATTTCTTTATCGATATTAGGATTCTGGTCTATTAATCTAAAGAACTTCTCATCAGCTTCTTGCAGCAGTCTCTGTATCATATTAGGTACAGCAGGTCTCCTTAAAGCTTTCCATTGTTTATGGAATTCAGCTAAAGCTGCCTGATTCTCACTTACCATTCTGAAGTTAACCCCTTGATCCTTTAAGAATAGTAGAAAGTCTCTTACCCACACCAGATTCTTATATTTAGAAGCTACGTCTATAGAGTCTTTTAATCCATGCATCATAGAAGTAGTAACAACCGTACCTTCTTTTCTACCAGATTTGATTATATTTCTACTTCTAGGATCTAAATCTTCATCTTCATCCTCTTCTTCATACATCATATGAAGGAAAGCTTCCGGCATTTGGAATAAAGGTCTTTTATCGAAGTCCTCTGCTATTGCTCCTTCTGCTTTAGTATTCTTAAAATAAGAATCTAATATCTTTTTCTTTTTTTCTGCGGTTTTTTGTCTCTGCTCTTCTTGCAGTTCGTTATTTTTAATTCTTGCTAAGATTTCAGGTGATATAGGAAGTATATCCTTTTCGGAGTTCTCCCAATCCATCTTCACCTCTATTTCGTTTCCATGCTCATCTTTACCTAGGGAAACTACTTCTCCACCATCTCCTCTTTTATATTGACCGTCTAGAAATTGTGTACCGAAAATTTCTGTTAATTTACTTGCCATTTTTCTTTAACTCGTTCCTACACCATTTAAATACTTAATACTATAATTACCATTTTTAAGTTGATTTAATACTTCATTAAATAACTCAAGATCAGCTTTCTCTATAGTAGTTAAATAAATGGTGAAATCTAATGAATTATTTGTGCAGTCATATAAGCTTATAATTCTTTTAGCTTCTTCTGTTGTATCTTGATATACTCTAAACATAATAACCCTCCTTACTTTAATATAATGTACACTTCTTTTCTAGATTTTCATATTATAGTTTAATTAATTTCACTATAATGACTAATTAGTTCGAAATATTCGACATAAAAAAGCCCCCCATTTAAGGGAGGCTAAAATTGAATAAGGATATATTTTATGAATAATAGTAATTCTAACAAAGGACTATCTTTCGTATTAGATTACTAAAATATATTATAGTTATATTATTTTATATAAATTCCGAACGACATAAAGAACCCCCCTTAATCGGGGGGTATTATACACTTCACTTAAGTAACAAAAATACAAAAATTCACATAAAATAAGTCTAAAACTTAAGTTTTGGACCTAATTATCGATTCACATCGATAATTATCCTTAAAAAGACTGTTTCTTCCAAGAAACATAAATAGTTCTAATAAAAAATATTTTTAATATAAAAAGCTAAAAAAGAGCCATGACTAAACGGCTCTCTCATTCAAAGATTGTTTTCGGATTATTATATCCGAAAGATTTGGACCTTGATTGTTTAAAACTAAATTAAAAGGTGCTATACCATAAAGGGGCGGTCTAACACAATCTAATTTATCATAAATAAACACAAGTACTAAACATTTACTACGTTAAATTATAGATATCATTTATAAATTATCCATGATAAATAATATATATTGTACATAATAGTAAATTGAAAAATATGATAAATTTTCAATTGTATACACATCTGGTCTTATGCTGTGTTTAAAGATTCTCTTTATTTATAATGCGGCAAGTATTACTTTCGACAAAAGCCAGATAGACATCCATTCTTATAGCTCCGCACATAGTGTATCCTTTCTTAATATCTAATGATTAATACTTGTACACCACTAATTGTAGTTCCGACTAGTATTGACTAATCTAAGGAAGTGATTAGCCAAGTATAAAGAGTCTTATTAAAGTTTATGATCTTTTAAGCTTCATAATACTTATTCTTCATACTAGATTATAATTTCCTTAATACCAATAGTAATAATAATACAATATATAGAAACCTACTCAGTCCTTAGAGATCATTGTCTAAGTTCGTATTGTGGTTAGGGTAGTTGTTTTCGTAAACAGTCAATCAGAATGTGACAGTTGGTCACATATTTCGTAAGATTTTAAATAAAAAAATAGAAACTAGGATGCGAACCCAGTTGAAAGAAAACTACATACGGTTCTGGTGAACTGTTTCCTAATAGATTCAAACAATTATTTTTTTTTTTCGTATAATACGATATATATCAATATTAGGAAATTAATCTATATGTATCAAATATATCTTTAACTTTAATAATCCTCAAGATGAGGTTTGCAAGCAAGGTAAACCCAATTTCACCTTACTAACAACTATTTGGTTTCTTATTTTTTTACTATTTTTTACACAAAAATTACGTGGACGTGCGAGTCTACCCCTCCGAATCCTCTATATTAGGACCGGAGGGTGGAATAAATCCATATAGGCTCTATTATAGCACATCAGTACGTTTTCCTGAAGTAGCTCATCGTCATGGGTAGTATTAAAATCATAAAAAAAAAATAAGGTCACATTTCCTTATTTTGGTTAAATTCAAATTCATATAATAGTATTCTAATTTATTTTTGTTTATGGGTTTAAATTAAAGACCAGTCTGATATTAAAGTATCTCAACCCTAACCCAAGAAAAAAGATTGAACACCAGACTGGTAAATATACAAAGAAAGCTTATAAAATCTTATTGCAATAAATAAGATCAATGAGATCTATTAACTATTCAGTTCAAGGCTGCACTACCCTTCTGTCTATTATCAGTGATTAGTCTAATAATACTGTCACAAATCAAAGCACCATTTCATCGTATGTTGGATCGTGCACAATCGCATTAACGACTCTTGACTCTAGATTTCACACTAGAGCAGTCCTCCACTTGGTTATCGATTATTTCGTCCTTACAAATTCTCCTACTGCCTCTCCCACCAAGTACAATAGGGCTCCAGTTACGTGGGCTGGACTACTTGCTAATATATAGAAAGAGTAGCTTCTATATACCGCCGAATATCTTTGGATTACATAGGTCTTTGACCGGGTATTATTAGCAATTCTATTCGCTATTCTACTCTCTATAATAGTTCCTAGATCTAATACCGATACTAACTTACGCTTTTCGTACACTTAGTCACCATAATGTAGGTAATACCTTGTATAGACAGAATATATTAATAAATCTCATCGATCCTACTTAAAGGATCGACTTATAAGGAGTAATTTCAATAATGAACGAACTCAAATCCAAATTAAACCCAGATTCGAAATATTCAATTATAAAAATTTATAAATTATCCAGGTAGGATAGCTGTAATACAGCAGAAATCAAAGTTTTAATCCCCTTAGATGTTGGGGTAATAAATAAATTTACATATAATGGAGTATTTATTTAAAATAAGTATGCTAAAATTAAATTCTAACATAATCCTACCTGGAATTAAATATTATGTTATCACTTTTACAAGTATTTTTTAGATTTTTATTTTCTTGAATTTATTTTCACATATAATAAGGAGTATCTTTATGAAAAATAGATTTTTGAGAAAATCACTAAAAAAGTCATTTTCTAGGACACTTATGTATACGAAAAATGGTATTTTCACATACCCAAAAAGTGGTCATTTTCTCTAAGATTTCTCTAAGATTTGATTTTTCCCGCATTACTATTGCGGAATGAGAAAAATTGGTCTCCCTTGGTACCCGGACCCCTAGAGATTTTCTAAGGATTCTCTAAGGAAAAAAGTACTCTCTCCCAGGTTTTATTCAGGTTTGAGAAAAATTGACCTTTCAAAAAATGGTGTTTTTTTCTCGAAAATTACCTGTTTTTTACAAGTGAAATTTGTCGAAAATGAAACGTTAAAAATTTGTCTAATTTTTGATGTAATTAAAACGAAGTTTTCTAGGGAAGAATTCATTCATTTTCGAAAAAAGATAAAAAATTTAATAAAAAAGTACCAAAAATCATTAAAAAATGGTCATTTTCAATTTTCAAAATTTTCACTAAATTTTTAGAAAATTCAAATTTTTCCATTTTTGTCGATTTTTCCCAAAATCGCAATAGTATTGCGGAATTATCCTTAGAGTTGTCTTAGAGCTCTAAGGATTCTCTAAGGATCAACCCCGAAAATCGTTAAAAAGGGCTGAAAATTTTTGAACCAGTTTTTTTTTATTTTACAATCTAATTTTTAAGATTTATATATTTGCATTAATATAATAGAATTCAATGCGGTAATTTACATTATAGAGCATTGAATTCCTACATTATGGAAATAGAATTTAGTATTATATTATTAGTACTTATAATTACGGAATTCAATTAAGATGATTTAGAAATTGTTATAATATAAAGTATAGTACTAATAATCTTGAATTAACTGGAATTAGAATTAAGTTTTAATACTACCCAATTCAGAATGAGACTAGCTTTGGAAAATTCACTGATTTAGAGGGTATTAGTAGTTAAATTAGTCGAATTACTGAATTGATTGATTCTGAAGCGTATATAGAGGGATTGTAAAAAAGAACAGTATGTCGACCTCATTTCAGTTGTTTTTTCCTAAGCTATGCTCTGAGTCATGGGTTAATGGATTCTTAGTGATAGAGTAACAAATTAGAAAATCTAAAATCATATCTTATATCATATTATAATCTATTCGAATGTAATGAGAATTATACAAATTATATACATATCAAATAAAAAAAAAAGAATAAAAAAAAAAAAAAAAAAAAAAAAAAAAAAAAAAAAAAAAAACGAATGCCTGAAGGCTAATGAGTTTTTTTCTACTATTAGTATATCAGAAATGAAGTATTATATAGATAGAAAATATATACGTACTCTTTATGTCGTTTACTATGTAGAATTTAAGAGTAGTGGAACGGGTTCTATATTACATTATATATAGAAAGGAGAATAGAATGGCTAATTATCAGAATACTACTGAACAGATGAAACAGAATGAATCTAAGGAATTTAGCGGTATACAATTAGGTAGAGTTAATATACTGAACTTATTTAAATCATTTAGTCCTAAAAGTATGATTAGTGGAGTTAGTGGAGCTACTAAGAATGGAGCTGCTATAGGAGCTAAAGTATCTAATACAGTTAATAAAGGGATAATGAGTGGACAGTATATACCAGAAGCTCCTAATTTAGTTAATAAAACAGACTTTTCTAAAATGGGAATAAATATAGATGAGAAATTAAAAGAAAATAATATAAAAATGATAGAGAATAAATTCTCCCATATAGAAGGACTTACACCAGAATTATTAGATAGAAATAAAGTATATTTAAAAGATAATAGATTATGGAATAATTTAACTTCTGAGAAACTTGCTACACAATTAGAATACCAAGGTATATTTAATAAACCTTTACATCCATCAGCTAAAGGAGAGCCTGCTGCGATGATGGTAGGATGGGGAGATGCTTTTAAGAAAGCAGCTATGGATCCTAAAATGCTAGCAGGAGCGGTAGAAGCTCTAAGTAGTGTTAAAGGATTAGAGAAAATAGGAGAATATGCTCAGAAAGGATTACCCTTTTTAGAAAAGTTAGAAGGAAATCCAGATGATGTAGAAGGAGATGCTGCATTTATAGATTACCAGAAATATATAGAAGATGGGTACAAGAATTACTTGAGTGACTATGAAGGTTTATTAGGAATGTATAAATATTACAAAATAAGAAGTGAGACGGCTCCTATAGGAGAAGGACTAGGTACAGAACTATCAGACGCTTTCTTTGGAGATATATCATTTAATGTAGGATCTTTTATAGATGGTGCAGCAGACGCTGCTACTGAGTTCTGGCAAGAGAAGAGTTTACAAGCTTGGGATATGGTTAATAGTGGATTTGATCAATTTAATAACTTTTCTAAAACCTTATACGAAGCTACAGGAGTTAAGATGCAATTAAATCCTGCTATACAGGAAAAGATATATGGAACGATGGAAAAACTTGGATTTGGTAAACCTGGTATGGGAACAGATACTAGAGCTAAATTACAGAGTACCCTAATACTTCATACAGAAATTACCTTCTTAGAAGAAAAAGTAACCTTATTAACAGAATCATTGGTCACATTGTTTGATAAGCATGATTTCCTAAATAGCAAGTCTACTGAAAGAATGATGACATTAAATCTGAGTAATCAGCAAATAGACAAACTAAAACTAACAGAAGAGAATAAGAAGTATAAAATACAAATCAAAAGAACCTACGGGCATTCACCCGGACAACTTCCTACCACAGGAGCTGATAAATATAACTTTAACGCAGAGTTCTATCCATTCGAAACTTTAGAAAACTGTGTAGCTGTTAGAGCTGGTAAAACATCTGGAAAGAGTACTAAAGAAGTAAAGAAGAATACTCAGAAAATTAATAGTGCTAAAAATGATGATAAGAGTACTATTACATATGAGAAGATTAGCTTTAGTATTATGGATGAGACCGTAACCAGTATACAAACAAATAATAAAATAAATGGTATACCTAAATATACTACATTTGAACAATTGATAGCATGGGCTGCTAGCTATTGTCTCACAGAGAATGTAAAGATATACTTACCTCCTATAGATGAGAGTAAAAAGGATGTACAAATTAGCGGTATTCCTATAAGCCCTCCTATGGGTTTTTATGACCTAGTTTACTGGTTGCAAGACCAACATAAACTATGGGGTCAAAAAGGAGTTAATATTTATACAGAACAGAATCGTGTCTATATAATTCCTAAAGGCGGTAGATTCGATAATATAGAAGGGGAATATTCTTGGACATATGAACTGACAGTTGCTAGTAATAAGAATTATAATAAAGATGAATTCTGTATAATAATCCCTAGTAGAAAGAAAATAAAATACGTAATAGGAATGGACGATATTACTATACCAGCAGATTTAACTGATTATAGTGAAGTAACTACCTCAGCAGCTCCTACAAATAAAATGGGAGTAACTACATCAGCTAAATCAGAAGTATCTTCTAAAACTGAGACTAAGCAACATAACTACGCTATGACGATTCCTGAGAGTAATCCTACTAATAAGGTAATAAATGTAAGACTTCCTTATTGTTTCTTCTCAGTAGAGCCAGGAGACGTTATTAAGTTATATTGGAATAATAAAAAGTATGTAGGATCTGTTAAAAGATGGGTAAGTCAACAACAAGGTGTTTTTAGAATGGTTGCTATGCAACTAGTAGTAGATGAACACGAACAGACTCATGAAGATAAATGGACTAAAAATTCACCCGGCAACCTAATAGAGAATTTACAAGAAAAAGCACAACTAGCCAGAGCTAAGAGTGAGAAATGGTTATGGGATAAAGCAGATGTATTTGGTAAGAAGACAGATGAGCTTTTTAAAAGAGTTTCTAATAAAGAAGGAAATGGGTTCTTTAACTTATTACAACAATATATACCAGATATACCAATGCCTATGTCTACACATGATAATATTACTAATCCTAATTATACTTTAGGACAACAAAAAGTAGCAATGGGTAATTCCTTACCAGAAATACCTGACTGGGGTAATTTATCAGGAAGAGAACAAGTACAAAAGATGACTAGTGCATATGGTTACGATGAGTTCTTAAGAAAGAAAAAAGAAGTTACTGATGATGTATATAATAAAATACCACAGCCTACCAATCCTGTTAATAATAGCGTAACTATTCCAAAAGGAGCAAGATTTTAGTTAACTAATCAATATGTCTAGTTACATTCTATAAAAATTGATTCATTTTTACAAAATTTCCTTTTTAGCTATAATTTAGCGACATAATTAGCCTCCCGTTTAAGGGAGGCCTTTTATGTTGTTTGCTATAAGCTTTTGATACTTATATTCTCCTATACTTTAATATCTGTTTTGTGTCTGCTCTAAATGAGATCTACCATATCCTGTATCGTGTCCCATATCGTCGTTAGAGAATGGTTTATGTAAAGAATTACCAGTCTCTTGTTCGTATTCATTTACTTTAGCTAAATCTAAATAGATTTGGCCGTACAATTCTCTGGTAGTATCTGGCTTTAAATCTACGATAGTAAATTCTGTCATATTCTTAATATAATATAGATATTCTTCATTATCATTTGGTATAGTTACCTTATCCATATTATCTTCAAAATGTTCTATACTCTCCCTCAATACATTAGGTCTAGTGATAGCATTCTTAATTCCTATTCCTGGTTCTTGATACATCTGGAAATTAAATACATTAGCATTAGTATATCCTTTAGCTTTACACCATTCTAAGAATTCACTTAAATACTGATCGTGCTCTAAATCTAAAAAAGGTAATAGAGAGATCTTCTTAGTAGTAACTGTCCCAGAAGGATGAGTTATAAGATCGTCTTTATCCCAAGTAAATGCTACTTCTTTTAATAAGTGTCTGTATTTAAATACTCTTTCTACTTCTATATATCTTTCGTGTATACGTGTAGCAGCTGTATTTAAATCACTATCCCTCCAAGTCTCATCGTCTTTGTATTTATCATCTTCTAGTAATACACGATCTCCGTACGTACTAAATGCTAAATACATAGGTACCATTATATCTAACTCAAATGGTCTTTCTATAGTATACGTCTCAGGAGTGTTATATCCTTTAGTATCCCACGCTGTAGGATTACTCATAGATCCTGCTGCTATTATACTTTGGCTAGGATATCTAATAAAATAATACATTTGACCATCGTATCCACTCATACCCCAATAACATCTAACAAAAGCATTCTGATTTAAAAATCTTAACATCGTATGATGATTCTTAGTATTTATATTAAATTTCTCTCCTAAATAATTAATTAACTCAGGTGGAATCTTATAATCTACCATCATATTAAAAGAGTATCTAAAATCATCATTTCTTTTAGTAATCCAATATTGAGCTATATTATTAGCCGCTGGTCTACTAGTGACTACTACACCACTATTAGTTGATATATGAGCATTTTTAAAAGCTATTCTAATCTCTAAATTATTGGTAGGATCTTTCTCGTCTTCGAAAGCAAATATCCTATACATAGATCCTCTCTCGTCTAAATAATTCATCCCTTCTGTATTTCTAAAGGTATTATTCTCATATCCTTGATGAACATGTGTATGATCTACTTCAAAAGCTAAATTTAATAAAGGCTTTCTAGCCTGAGCTAATACTCCTGTATTCCAAAAGAAATCTTTATCACTTTGTAATTGTGTATTAACGAATTCGTGCTTAAAGTCTACTACTCCTTTAAGATCGTTCTTAATCCATTTTCTTATAGCGTCAAAGATTCCCCCATAAGTAACGCTTAAATCATTACATTGCCAATAAGTTACTCTTCTATCTATATGGAATCCTTGACCGCCTCTTAATTGTCTTAAAACTGACATTTCATTCTCCTCTCTATCTTTATATATACTTAATAGTCCTTTTACGATATTTGCCGTAAGGTATTCTTTATTTAAAAAGTTACCCGTAATGAGAACTTGTTCGAAATGGAGGGTATAG